TCTACAGTGCCATTCTGGCCAAGTTGTCCGAAACCTCCATCGCCCCACAACCAAAGCGTGCCGTCAGTTTTAACCGCACCAAAGTTCGAGCCATTAGTGGTGCCGCCGTTTTCTGGAACCCTAAACCAGTTCGTCAAAGCTCCAATCTGCACAGGACTAGAGCGATCTATGGCGTCCCCTAAACCAAGCTGCCCCTGACTGTTATACCCCCACGACCACAGTGTCCCATCTGTTTTGACGGCAAGGCAACCAAGCCTTGAAGCGCAAACACTCGCCCAGTTGACCAAGGCTCCAACTTGTACAGGGCTAGAGCGCCTAATGGTGTTGTTCTGGCCGAGTTGACCAAATGTGTTATACCCCCAAGCCCATAGGGTGTTATCTGTTTTAACGGCTGCCGTGTGGTAACCGCCACCAGAAACCTGAGACCAGTTGGTCAATGAACCGACTTGAACAGGGCTAGATCGGCTGATGACGTTGCCTTGACCAAGCTGACCATTGTTTCCCAACCCCCACGACCACAGCGATCCTGTAGTTTTTATGGCAAGCGTATGGCGTCCGTTTCCGGCCATTGCAACGCTCTGCCAGTTTGTGTCCGACCCGATCTGGATTGGGCTGTTAATCGAAGTGCCATCAATCGAAGACTGATTATTGCCAAGCTGGCCCTGATCTCTGCGGCCCCACGTCCACAGTGTTCCGTCAGTTTTTACTGCGGACGATGTGTATTTGCCACCAGAGACTTGAGACCAGTTTGTCAGCGCACCAACCTGTATCGGGCTAGAGCGGTCGTTTGTGCTATTGTTTCCAAGACGCCCACCGTTGCCATATCCCCAAGCCCACAAAGTTCCATCGGTTTTGACAGACAAAACGTGCTGCAAACCTGTGCTTATGTCGGCCCAGTTAGTCAGGGCTCCAACCTGAACAGGAGACGATTTACCTACAACTGTGCCATCACCAAGAAAGCCTTTATCCGCGTCACCCCACGCATACAACTCCGCCCCAGAGTAAACCGCATTCCCCGTATCAAAGGCCGAAACCCGACCCGGCCCATAGATATTGGTCGCCGCAGCGCGAACCCTGAACGTGCCGCCACCGGGTGAAATGCTAATAGGAGACGCCGACCCAGTCGCGCCGACGGATGCCCCGGTGCTTTCGTTGATCGCCGTGACCGTATAGCCCGTGACCGCGCTTCCGCCGGGGTTGGCGGGCGCAGTAAAGGCCACGGACATGGTGCCGATGCCGGTCGTGACAGACGTGATGGTCGGGGCGTCGGGGGCCTTCAGAAGGTCAAAGCCGCCGTCGACGTAGCCGCCTTGGGACGTAGCCATACTAGCCTCCTAACGTCACGAAATGTCCTCGTAGGAGATTAGCACCTTCAAGTCGTTTGCGGAACCCGCCGTCGCACCGATCGACTTGTCTTCCTCAAGATAGATCGAGGTGTTCCGGTCGATGACCACGAGCGAGGAGTCAGCCGGGACCGAGACCGTGCTCACGATCTGCGAGGCCGTGCCGCCAAGAGCCGCCGCGCTGTAGTAGTTAATCGTGATGTCGGCGGCGTTGGTGCCGTCCACGTTGGCCACGATCAGCGACTCAATCTTGAAGACCTTGTTGGATGACGCCGCGTTGCTCAACACAGACGTGGCGCTGGTGGAAGTCAGGTCAATCACGGCGGACTTGCCGATGATTGAGGTGACGTTGACGATATTCGGGGCTGCCACAGTTTATCTCCTTATCCAAAAATCAGGGTGAAGGCGATTGCCTTGCCAGCTGAGATGCCCGCAGACGGCGTTGTGAATGTCAGGTTGCCCGAGCCATCCGTGCTGACGACTTGGCCTGCGGTTCCGTCTGCTGTCGGATATTTAAGGCCCGCCGGGTTGTTGATGATGCGCTTAACCGTCCCCGACGCATTCTCTGCGTAGATGGCCATGTCGGCATCATTGATGTTGATCGCGAGTTCGCCGGGGTTCAGGTTGCCAGCGGAAGGCGCGGCACCTGACGTGGTGCTGCGGTACAGCTGAATCGGAGTGTATCCGGTCTGCGGCATTGCTGTTACCTCTTTTCAGGGTTGTTGGCGGGCATTATGCCCTTAAATTCAGGGCAACGCGATAGCTTATTCATCAAAACGTCCCCCCATCCATTCCGCCCCAGCTCGGCGCGCTCGCACCATTCGACAGCAACACCTGCCCAGCGGTGCCGTTGGCCAAGAAGGCAGTGGAGCCGGAGCCCGTCTGATACGGGATTTGGCTGGCCGCGCCGCCTGCGAGGTTGGTAGCTGTCCCTACGGCGAGAGAGGCTTGCGTCCGGTTTTCCCAGCGCGAATCGACGCTGTCGTAGACGATGACATCGCCGCCCGTCAGCGAGGTGAACTGCACGTTGCCATCGGTGCCACCCAAAACCGTGCCGTATGTCGGACGCACGAACAGGATGCCGTTGGAAGCGTCGGCGTAGACGACAGCGGCCATGAGGGCGATGGCATTGGGAGCCGATGGCTTGTTCTTTGTCAGCCCGCCAGCGACAGCCGGATTGTAGTAAAGCACGTCGCCCTGAGCCCAAGTCTCGGCCCCGCCTGTGGTATTGATGCCTTTGATTTCGCCAAACTGGACAACCGTTACCCAGTCGTTGGTAATCCCGGTCTGCATTGAGATGCCGAGGATGTAGCTGGACTGCTCCGGCAAGAGGCCCGTGGCAGGCGCAGCCGTCAAGCCACCGCTCGCGCCAAGCGTGCCCGTGAACATGAGCACTTGGCCCTTGGTCGCACCAGCCGACAGCTTGACGCGGTAGTACATCTCCTCGCCGACGTGCTGGATCACGGCGCCGTTCATCTGGAACGCCAGCGTCTGGAACATGTCGGCGTCGTCGTAATAAAGGCGCCCGGTGGCGTCCGTCACGGTGGCCGTGGTGTCGAATTGGATAAAGTCCGGCGAGCTGATGCCGCCCGTGACGCCGGTCATGGAGGTGATGTCGGCATTCGCGCCAGAGGCAGCCGCTCCGAGGTTGGTGCGGGCTGTGCTCGCATCCGTAGCCCCGGTGCCGCCATTGGCCACAGCAAGCGTGCCAGCGATCGTGATCGTGCCCGAAGAGGTGATCGGGCCGCCAGATGTCGTGAGGCCCGTGGTGCCGCCAGAGACGTCGACAGATGTCACGGTGCCCGCGCCCGCCGTGTCCCAAGTGAAGGCAGAGCCTGTCCACTTTAGGAACGTGGCGGAGACTGTCGGCGCGTCAATGAAGGCGCTGGTGTTTGATCCAGTGTTGTAGACGATCTTGTTGGCCGCGCCGCCCGCCACGTTGGTCGCGGTCGCCGCATTGCCGCTGACGCTGATGCCCCACGTGCCGGTGGCACCCGTGCCTGACGTTGATGGTGCACCGACATCAGACGCAGTCAAAACCACGACGCCCGTCTGCCCGTTCACCGAAGTCACGGACCCAGAAACCGCCGTGGTCACGTTGGTAATGACGCCCTTGGCGTTGACCGTGATGACCGGGATCGCGGTGGACGAGCCGTAGGTGTTTGCCGAGACGCCAGAGTTCGGCAGGTCGGCGTTGACCATGGCGCGGAATGCCGTGGGGGCGTCAGGGCCAGCCGCAGGGCCCGCGTAGATGACGTTGGCGGGCTGATCCACGACCAGAAGCGCGGAGCCCCACGTGTACTCCCCGGTGCCGTTCGAAACCAGAACCTGACCCGCAGTGCCAACCGGGCCGACATACAGGCCATCAGCGCCGCACCAGATGATCGCGCCCTCGTCAGGTACAATGCTGCGTGCCGTGCCGCCGTTATCAAGTCCGAGCAGGCCGTCCACTTGGTCATCATCCGCGAGGTCGATGGCCGGGTGCGAGTGGTCGGCGCGGGACATGTCGGTCGAGACGCCCGCAGAGCCGGTGGTGTCAACAGCCAGAGGCGTCGCATTGCTCAGATTGGCCGTCAGGGTGACGTTACCAGTGAGAGCGCCGCCACCACTCAGGCCCGTCCCGGCGATGACCTGACGGCTGTCCGGGACATAGCCGCTGATTGACGCGGCGATGGTCGTGGCGGCCACCACGCGGCCCGTGGTGTCGACGGTCAGGACAGGGATTTCAGTGGCCGAACCATAGGAGCCCGGCGTCACCCCGGACGATGCGAGCTGCACCGAGCCTACGCCACCGTTGGCGATCGACAGCGTGACGTTGGACGACAGTTGCCCGCCACCCTGTAGGCCCGTGCCAGCGATCACCTGCCGCGACGTCGGCACGCCCGCCACGCTCAGCAGGTCACCCACCCGGATTTGGTAGTTGTTGCCCTGATAGACGATCATCATCAGCGAGTTTTCGTCGGCCACGGGGGCGACGGGGAGCTGCGTGACGCGGGTTGGGATCAGATTGCTGGGTACGTCTGACATTTATAGCTCCAAGTATCCGTCACCATCTTCCGTGATGATGAACTCGTTGCCTTGCTCTTGGATCAACCCGGCGGGGCGGGTGTTGATCGGCGTGTCGGGGCGTACAAACGGGAGCACGATCTGGTCCGGTGGGCGAGGGGCGAGTCGGTATGGGTCGTATTGGTCGCGATCTTCCCGGCAGACCATCAGCCCCGGATAGTTCGGGTCCGGCGCCAGTTCGGAAAGAAAAAACTTGCGCGAGCAGCGTCCGCAAATTCCGATACCGTATGTCGGCTGTCCAGTAGGGTCTAGGTACAGCGAATTGCTCATGCGGTGTACGCCCTAATGCCGGGGTTAATCTGGATTGGCGAGCCGTCATTGTCGCCGTCCCACGCACGCTGCATGCTCACAGCCGCACGCTGCTCCAAGAGAGGCATCAAGGCTGCGTCAACCTGCGGCGTCTCGGCGGCGACCTTGCTGGCCAGACCATCGACGATGGCCTGCAGCCAGCGCTGCGGTACCTCGACCTCCTGCTGCAGGTTCTCGGTGTCCATGATCTGGCGGTGACGCCACAGGATCAGCTGCGCTTGCTCTGCAGCCGAGAACGGCGCGGGCCAAAGATAGACCACAGGCTCCGGCAGGTCGCGCTGGAAGTAGTAGTTGCTCGGGCGACCGGGGAACTGCAGGTTCGACTGGTTCACATACGAGTCGCGGTTTAGCTGGCCGAGCGGGATTTGCTGCGGCAGGTTGCCCAGCGTAATCGCAGAAAAATTCAGGGTGCCACTGGTCGCTACGATCCGGAAATAGGCATAGGCCAGAGCGCCGCTGATGTCGGTCCACGTAATATCGCCAGCCGATGCCGTGACACTTGATGTCCCCACGGTCGTCCACGACGAGCCATTTGTGCTGACTTGGAAGTTGACGGGCACGGCAGCCGCCGACCACTTGATGCCGACCGTGTTCACCACCGTCTGCGTGGTGAAGTTGACGGTGTAGCTGGTGGACGTGGTGACCGAAGCCCCACTGAGCAGCTGCAGCACGCGGTAGTTCAGGTTCAAGACCTCGACGGTGCCCGGCGGCAGCGTGATCAGCGGCTGGTTCTCATACATGGGAAGGATGAGTTGCTCGATGCACCAGCTGGGCGTCCTGATGTTGGCAAGCTCAGAAAGCATCAGGTACAGCGAGTCGAGCGCGTAGGTTTGCATCTCGGCGGTGATGGCCTGAGCGGGCAAACGACAGCGTCTGAAGGCGTGATCTACCACCTTCAGAGCGTTAAACGTCGTGCCGCTCACATTCCCGGAATAGGCCATACTGTCTCCGCTGCGTGATCAAAGCTGGCCGCTGGTTCAGCACGCCTCGGGAGTTTGTTCAGGGGAATTATAGACCAACCCCCCTGAAAGAGAAAGTCACTTCTTTTTCTTGCCCGCCTCGGACATGGCAATGGCGATGGCCTGCTTGCGGCTTTTGACCATCGGGCCAGACTTGCTGCCCGAGTGCAGCTCGCCAGCCTTGAACTCGCCCATGACCTTGCCGACCTTGGCTTCCTGCTTGGGGGTCATGCCGCCGCGCTTCATCATGGTCTTCGGGCCGGGAAGATCGGGGGCCGTGTGCATCTTGGTCTCGCCGGGGTTTTTGTTCCCCTCGATGCCAAGCTTGCTCTTGTCCCGTATCATGCCGCCCGCCATCGCCTTGATCATCGGCTCGCTGCGGTTGGTCGGATACTGCTTACGCATCGGCATGTCGCTCTTCAGCTTGGCCTCGTCGTAGCGCATCTCCTTGCGGACGCGCGACATCTCCTCGCCTGCATCCTTACGCTCGCTGCGGGTTTCCTGCTTGATGCGGGACATCTCAGCGCGCTCATTGCGCATCGCGTCCTTGGCCTTAGCCGCGCCACCCATGGCCATCTTGGTCAGAGGCTCGCCCTTGTGCATGCTCTTTTCATGCTTGTGGACGGCGGTTTTCACCATAGCCTTGTCCTGCGCCATGTCTTTTTTCATGGCGGCACTGATCATGGCCTTGTCCTTGGCCACGTCGGTGTGACCGCCGCGTGCATAGCCTTTGACCATCGTCTTGCCAGTCGATCCAGTGAACCCGCACTCGCTGGGGAACTGGAAGTCTGACACGTATTTTAGAGACTTACTCATTTTATGCTCCTATCTGAGTGATAGCCCTCGATCAGCCGATCTAGCTTCGCGTCCAAGACTTCCAGCCGGGTCATTACCCGGTTAATGTCAGCGTGCACCTCGACCTTGGTGACATATTCTTTGGCGACTTCTTCTCTCGTACGATTCAGCAGTATGGTGATCCGGCTGAGCTCGTTGGATTTCTCCTTCAGAACCCAGCTGATCAACGCGAGCAGAACCGACAGGATGGTGTTCCACAGCATTACCTCTGACATGGCACCCTCTTACGGCTGCGTACCATAGGTTTTGATGCACTCCAGCGTGATGGTGTAACGATCACCAGCCGCAGCGCCCACAGTGGTGAACAGCACGTCACCAGTTTTGCCCGTGCCTGCATTGTTCGGGAAGCCGCCGAACGACGAGTAATCCATCAGGTAGAACTGATTTTCAGGGATCGTCTCGCAGATCAGATCGGTCGTGGCATCCCAGAGGATGTCAACGGCCATACCCTGCGTCTGCGCCCAAATCTTGTTGATCTTGACGCCGTTGCAGGCATTCCCCGCCGCGCTGGGGTTCAGGGTGGAGACGTCGATCTTTACGACCGCAGACTCGCCCGTGCCATCAGAAATGTTCGTGAACTTGCCGATGAACAACCGCTCACCATCAAGGATCGTCTGGGAAGTAACAGCGTCAGCCATACCTATCTCCTCAATGAGGAGGGGGCTGTGTCGGCCCCCTCGGTTTCACCAATTAGGCTGCAACGGCGCCGTTCAGAGCCATGATGGCCCAGCCAGCGGCGGTGTAAATCAGCGTGGCCGACTCGCCAACACCCGTGAAGGTGATGGTGGTGAAGCCAATCTTGGTGGTGGGAGTAAGGACAGCCGAGCCGCCATCAACCGTGTGGGTGATGACCTTAATCTGGCCTGCGGTGCCGTTGGCCAAGGTCAGAGCCTGAGCCGCGCCGGTGGATGTCAGCGAGGTCAGCATGTCGGTCACGTTGACCGCGCCAGCGCCGGACAGGGATTGAACCGAGGCGAACACGTCGCCCGTGATGTTGCCCGTCACGTTGCCGGTGATGTTGCCGGTGACCGCGCCGATGAAGCCGTTGGTCGAAGTTACCGGGCCGGAGAAAGTTGTCGAAGCCATGGTGATTTCCTCTTTTGCACGAGTCGCCTGTCAGTCTGTGCATCGTCCGCTGGGCCGGTCTGACAAGCTGGGTGTAGTCCCAGACTAGGAATACTTTAGCACATAAGCCTGAGCCTTGACTAGTAGCGCAGGGTCGTCATTGAAGAGGCCGAGTTTTTGCATAAAAAAACCTCCCCGATGTTTAGGATTGTATCCTAGTATCGGGGAGGCCACTTTGCAGTTAGCCAAAAACTGTTAGTTTTCAGCTACTTATCAGA